TTAATCTTTACTAGCTATAGATTCCATACATATATATAAATCTGCAAAACTATCTAAATACACATCAGCAGTTTCATCTGAAATATCAACATCGCATACTTCTTTAAAATATGTGATACACTCTCCTCTTAATTTTTTTGAATATGTGAACATAAATATAAAAATTAATAAATTAAAAAGGGACGGTCGTAGCTTACCCAACAGAATAAAGCAAAAGCCCTATTTGTCAGTACGAACCGCCCCTTTATAGGGACAAATATTATAAAAGCCTTTGCCTTTATGATTCTATTGAGTAAGCATTTATATAATAGCATAATATTATCTTTATACAAGATGTTTAGTATATTCTATCCATTCACTTTTAGTCATAGGCTTATAGGTTAATTTTACAAGTGAAACAAGAGCAATCGCTTGTTCTAATGCTTTGGCTCGTGTAAGCGTCTCGCCAAACTCTTGCTCGTATAAAGCAATAAAGCTATTTAATTGTTCATCTGTAAAATTCATATAATTAAAAGAATATATCCTTTTCAAATACTTTCTGTTTAAACGGAGTGTAATCAAGTGAGTAAGCTTTATATTCTACTTCGCCAACCCATTCACTCTCAAAGGTTTTTTCAAATACTGGTTTTAATAGAGATAAAAACTTTTGAACAAACATTATTGCCCAGTATCCTAGTAGCTCAATTGGCTGAGATAGTGATTGAGAACGAAAGAATTTCTTTTTACCAAAGGTTTTATCATTAAACATATCTTTACTTAAGTATTTACAAATATAAGCCCCAATATTGTTTATCTCATCTATTTTATTAATCTTAATAAAACCTTGTCCCCAAATATATTCAAGTTCACTTATTTCCATAAAGGGTAGTTTGCAAAGTAAATGATAATGAACAGCCCCTCTTTTTTGAAATTCAGGCACAGCTAGATATTCAAAATTAGGGTATTTGTAGGTAATACGCTTAATGAATTGGTTAAATATGTAATTTGCCTGTTTTAGGTCTGTGATAATATCTGCAAAGGTTAAAGTCATAAATTTGTTTAATTGCGTGTTTGAATTTATTAATCGTCTTATCTCTGTCCGTGTTCGATTAACTGAATATTGTTGTTTTTTTTGTTTTAGCTCTATCTTTTCCAAGATACTTAATTGTTTAGGCTCTTTTTGAGTATTATTGTTGTTTTCTTTCTTTTTAAAGTCTCGCCAGACACTTTTCTTGTATTTGTAAACTTCAACTTGTTTGCCAGATACCACAACTTTAATGTTGTAAGTAGTAGCCATAAGTATTTTTCGTTAGATGTGTGGATATAATCTAGTTAAGATAAGAAACATTATCATTAGCTTTTTTAAGGCTTTTTAAGCAATCTTTTTTGTCGTCGGTCGGGCAACTCGCCGACGAAAAAAGCTTGCCCTTAAGAAAGTGAACTATTAAAAATAAGCTTAAAATAATCATTGCTCCTTAATTGGTATTAGTCCGCTATTTTCATTAGAGTAATCTTTATTGTATTTACGATAATAAGGAAATTCAGGATATTTGATAAAATTAACTGCTTCATGAGTGTTATAGCAATTGGCCTTTGTTTTATTAAACAAAAAGAATTTTCTTTTAACAGCGCGTCTACGTAGATTGTCATCTTTTAAATCTTGCAGTTCAAAATAAGAGACCATAAATAGTTTATTAAAAATATTTCTAACTTCGGTAAAATGTTGCCCAAGATCTCTTATTCTTTTATCTATGTTTGAGGTATGCTGAACACCAGCCCAGATGTCTAGTGGGATGATTTGTCCTTTATCGTTTTTTTTAACATCATGCCGGTGAGCTGAGAATTTCTGTTTAGCAGAGGGTGGCATTTCTTGCCATTCACGAGAATCAAAATATCCTTGTGCTTCATCAATAAATATTTGTCCACCTTTAATATGTAGAAGCTCTGGTATTTCAGACCAAAAATATACTTTGCCTAAAGTCGTTTGTTTAATTTTCTTTTTACTGATATAACCTGAAAAATCTAGTTTCCAATTAGCATAAACATCATGACCTTTCAGAAAAAGATTAAGTGCTAAATATGTCATGTATAAAGTTTTGCCAGCTCCGGGTTTACCAGTGATAATTGTAATCATATTTATCTAATAAATGTTACTATTTTTAAAACTAAGGTAATTAGCAGTAAAGTCATTTCAATAATAAATACGGCTAGTAGTATTTTAAAAAGTGTTACTACTGGAAAAATTAAATCTATTTTAGCAATAATTGGAGTAATTACTGCAAAAGCATTGTTAACAGCGATTAAAACTTCACTATCTGGATTAGCGTCTGGTAAAAGATTAAATATTTTGATTAAGATTGTTTCAATTATATCCATCATATATTTTATTCATTATCACTAAATAAATGAGTAACACGAAAAATGACATACATGGCAAAGATCAGCCAGAGAATTGCCACTACATAAGGTCTTAATGAATGGGTAAAAGAAATAACTCTTTCATCATCAAAAGAAAAAACAGGTACATCAAGATCGTATTCACCATTAGCAGATACTGATTTTAAGGTAATATTTAGAGCGCTATTAGGAGCGTCGCCAAAGTCATAATTAAATAGGTTGGCAAAGCCGTCGTAAAAAGTGAAATAATAGGAAAATACTACCTTTTCTTTTAAAACGCTGACCAGTCTAGGGAAAAAATAGCCGTCGCCTTGACTGTAGATAAAGTCTAAATCTGATACTCTAACAGAGAATGGATATTGTCTTTTAATGGCAGTTTCATCAAGTAATTGCACAATATAATGATAACGAGTAGCTGAAGCTTCTACATTAACTATATGACTAGCAGTATCTGTCATATTAGATAAACTTTCCGTATAGTAATTTTCATCAAGCAAAGTGCCGTCATCAAGATATTGCTTAATGTTAAAAGTAAGATAAGATAGTCTTTCTAATGGGTAGGTAAAATTAAATGTAATATCTATAGCTGTTGTTCCATTTGGTAGTAATAAGGCTTGATCAAAGTCCGGATTGGTAATTGTAATATCATAACCAGAGTAATAATCCATATTCTGATACCAAGCGTCATTATCGTCATAGACAAGATCAAAGTCATGTACGCCCACCATATACATTAAATCATCATAGTCAACACAATCTTCAGATACGCTATCAGCTTCACGAGCGACAATAAAGTTTTGTCCTCTGGTTTTAAATATTTCACCACTAAACTGATTATCTATACAATCTATATTGTAGTTAATCTGTTCAAAGGATGAGCAGGAGTTAATTAGTCCAATTCTATTAGTACCATTAGTTGGACAAACGCCAGTTACTGTTACCATAAAATCTGCTAGTAGATAATCATCTGCTTGAGGATCTGTTATATAAAATAGTGGTGCAGACGGATCATCATAAAGCATATAATACAAATCTAAATAGCTTGGTTCTGTTCTGGTACCAACTTGAGAAAAAGCAAATTTTTCAATAGAACAAGAACCGCTACAACTATAGCCAACAATTTCCGGAGTAGTATCACCACCAACTGCGGTAATAGTGTAATAAGCACCATAGTCGTTTATTATAAGACCCCAATCACTATCATTTATTCCAGTTAGTAGGGATATTACTTGTGTTTGATCAAAATAATAGGTTTTACCAATAACAGATAATTCGCCCCCATTTGCCTGATTAAATTCAATTAAGAAAACAGTAGAGCCAACATCATCACGAATTGTCATACGCCAAGCAGAGCCAATAGCTGTTGTTTTGAAATGTCCACCTAAATACCAAGTATTGGTATAATCACTTAAATCTGCTGACGGATCATAACTTGCTGAATATACAGTAGATGAAGTTAACCATTGATGCAGATATTTATTATCACCACTTTCCACAATGAGAGCGCCATTTGAGCTAGTCCAATTGTTTTGGTTATTTACATTACCAACTATATAGTCTGAAAAGTTTGTGTTAAACGGATCATGAACAGCTAGAGCCTTTGGCATAAAAACAGAGAAAGTAAGGCTTAAAAAAATTATTAGGTATATTTTTTTCATAGTTATTTGTGTTTTATGCAAGTTAAGGGGCTAAAAGTAAATAGCCCCTTATACCCGCAATATGCTATCTCATGAAGCGTCGCGTTAAGCGCCACACAAAGCCGATAGAAAAGATGATCACGCCAACAATTACAATGTTTACTATATTTGCGGTTATTACACCGACAATATTTTCTTTCATTGTGTCTACCACACTAGCGGTAGTGGCTGCAACATCTGTATCGACCACAGCGAGAGCTTTTGCACCAAGTGTAAGTCCGGTGGCAAGAGCCAAGGACAAAGCAGTTAGTTTCGCGTTGCTTTTTGAGAGAAAGCCTTTAAATTTGGTCAACATAGTCTTTTTAATTAGTTTAGTTTTTTAACAAATAACAATAGCACGCCGACCATTGTTCCAATTACCAAACCAAGAACAATCGCTTTAGCAAAGACCAATCCTATAATTAGGAAATCATCTAAGTAACACGAATTGTTTAGTAAGATGTAATCTGAACACATACTATTTGCCCGATATTATTGCTAAAAAAATGCTCAAGACTATGTAAAGGACAAGGGGGAAAACCAGCCCAAGGCCAATGCCTGAAAATAAATTGTTTACCATTCCGGCCATATTTAGGATTTGAAAATGATTAAGATTATTATTAGTATTAGCAGTCCGAACAAAACCGCAAATGACACAGTAAGCAATTGGCTGAAAAAGTTTATTAAGTCCAATGCATTATCTGTCAATGTATAGGTATTATCTGGGGTGGTTATAAAGTCCATTGCTTTTAGTTTTTGCTAGGGATGTAATAATCCGCAAAAGCCCTTTTTCTTTTCTTGTCCTGAATGTAATAAGGGAATATTTCTACATCAAGAGTAATAAGATCGCCTTGTTTGCCGATTTTAAGATCCATATCCTTGATATTTACTTTAACGGGGTATAGACTGCCCTCGGGTTCAAGGTAAATAATACGACTTTGGCCATCAGTACCGTCTTTACGAGTAAAGTCCCTTATTTCCTCCTTTTTAATTCTGCCTGTAAGTTTAAACATAATTTTGGCTTTTAATTTATTTAAGCTCGCAATCGACCTTTTATAACTTTGCGATTATGTTTATAGCTTAAACAAACAGAGTTCTGAAAAGTTCTGTAACATTTTTTCAGAACAATTTAAAAAGCCCCTGTTCATGGGGCTTTAAGTGTAATATTTTTCAGAACTTTATAGGTATTTACGATTAAGTTTTGCCTTACCTTTTATACCAGTATTGTATTTGAGAAAGTTTTTTATATTAAGAATTTGTTCAATTTTAGTATTTATCTCATTACAAGTATTATGATATTTTTTCCAGTTGTTTTTATCTTTGGTGTATTCAATATCAGAAAATTCGTTTTCAGCTATTTCAGAATAATAAAAATCATCTTTTAGATTATCTTTATTGGTAATAAAAATATATTTAAGTATTTTATGAGCATTAGTTATTTTATTTTGTTTACTAATATGTACTTTTTTACCTTTGATAAATAGAATACTTTTATTTTCATCAAAATATGTTTTTTCGTCTTTATCCTCAGAAGTAATAAAGACTTTTTGATCAAGTTGGTCAAATATTTCGCTATTTATTACCTTAAAAGACAGTTCAAGCATTTGTTTGGAGTATGGTTTTGAAAAAAGATTACAGAGAGAGTTAAAATCATCTTTTTCTTTAAGACAACAAGCTTTCATCTTTTTCATCTTACCATAGATTATTTCAAGGTTTTTATAATAAATCCAAAATTCATGGGAAAATAGCATTTGCCCCTCAACATCTAAGAATTTATCCTCATTGAGCAATTCATCAGGACTACCAATCACTTTAGCGGTGTTATCAAAGATATCTTGTAGAATATTTTTAATTAAGGGGTCTGAATTTAAGAAACGAATATACTTATATACTATAACAAAACGCTGAAATATGTTGGCTTCTATAGAAAAAAGACGAGCAAATTCGTTCATCTTTTCCTTGATATTTCGCGCTTGATTGATCATTGATATGCGTTTATGTGATAATGTGACAGCCCCATGCCTTATATTAGATTACTCCTTAATTGGGGGTAGACCTTCTATGAGGTTTAATTCGCTTACCATTTCTGGTATAACCGCGAACAGGTACAATTTTCTGTTCTTGCTTACCATAAGTGGAAGTTTTTGTTTTAGCCATAAGTTAAAACTCCTTGGTTAGACAAAATTAACTATGTTTTGCCAACTGCTTAATGCAGTCTTCTGCGTCCTGCAACAACTGACGTATTGTTAGGTAAGCGAAAGGGGCTGTCGCATTAGCACGCAATGCAATATATATTAGTATAAGCAAAATGAAACAATTTAACAATTTGTATATATATAGGCTTTTTAGTGAATAATATGATTATTGTGAATAAGTTTTCAAGGAATTTAATTATTTTAATGACTATATAGTATGTTATTAACATTTATTTGTATATATGATATCATATAAATATAATTAAACGAATTATTTGTGCAAATTATTTGACATATATAATATATAGTGTATTATAATATATAAATAAGGAATTTAAATTATTAATAAAGATCAAATATGATTAATAAAAGTGAAAAATTTAAAAAACTTGCTGAACCTAGAACAAGTGAAGTGCTTAGAAGATTAAATATTTTAGGTAATTTAGCCAATAAAAGCGCTTATGAGTATAATGAAAATGATATAAATAAAATATTTTCTGCTATCGAAGCTACAACTAAGGAAGTTAAGAGTAAATTTAAGTTTCGATCAAAAAAAAGTGATTATAAGTTTAAATTATAA